GGCATGGCTGGGTTTGTCAAAAAAACGCTGTTAGTGTTTGCGTCTTTTTTTCTTATGGGCGTTGGGTTTGCGGTCTGTTCGCGTTGTAGATGTACGCCGTATGCTTGACCGCGTCGACTGTTACAGGGCTTGCAACTGGGCACTAAGTTTTCTAAGTCGTGACTACCGCCGCGCCCTGGTTCTATTAGGTGGTCTGCTGCTGTTGCTTCGCGTTGGTTACACCAATGGCATAGTGGGTTATCTGCTAGTAATCGTTTGCGGTTTGCTAGGTAGGTTGCGTTGCCGTTATGTGCTGCCACGTTATGACCTTAACGAACTGGCGCGCGCTGTCGCGCTTGCCCTCGGATTGCGGTGTTGTAGTTCCATGTCGGGCTAGTCCTTTGTTATCGGTTTGTTATGTGTATGTCTGTTGCTGTCATTAAAGCCTAATGCGTTTATGACCACCCACGGTTAGCCCTAGCCGTTCCCTATTTCTGTTATCGCCTGATTATGTTTACAGGCCGCCCCAACACTTAACGTTATTGCTTTCGTCTAACAGCTTTAACGCGTGTTGGTCTAACCATGTTCCCATGGATTAACCCCGCGCCATGCGAACGGCGTACGGTCTATTGCTACTGGCCTGTTGTAAGTTCTATATCTAATCGGTGCGTGACAATAACACGGCTAACACCACCATAAACGCAACTGCTAGCCAGGCTGTACGTGTCACGGTTTACCGTCGCGCGCACGTACTAAAGCCTCGATTGCTAACAGCAATTCGTCTTGGGATTGATGCAACGCTTTAGTCGTTTCATCAAGCAAACGCTTTATAGCGTCTAATTCGTGATGTAATTCCATGTTTAATTTGCGTAAGTCTTGTAGTTGGTCGTGACTTCCGTAATTGCCGTTGTACCTACTCATTGTTTCCATGCCTCGATTACTTTTGAAGCCTGGCCCATGGTCAAGGTTTCTAGTATTACGTCGTCGGCGTCTAACAATAATTGCATGGCTTCCAATGCTGCCAAATCGTCTAACCCTTTACCTTTAGCAAGCGCTTTAATCATGTATAACTGTTTACTACTGGCGTGTACGCTGCCGTCTTTAGGTGTACGCATAGGCGTTATTGTGGCTTCGTAGCCGTCTAAACGGGCTTCGACTTCGTTACGGCTAGCTATTGACTTAGCCGCGCCGCAACCCATATAGCCCAGGGCGCGCCCTAATGCCGACGTCATACCTACCATGTATTCGCTTCGTTTTGTGTAGGGCGTGTTACCTGGGAACGGTTCGGCAGCGCTAGCTACTACTGGTATTGGGTCTGCCACGTCGCGCCAAACGGTAACGGTGCAACGTATAAACGTCGAGCCGTCGGGCATTGTGATTACTTGGTTATCGGTTTCTTGTATGCGTAAATCGGGCCAACGTTTTAATGCTTCCGCTAAGCGGGTTGGTACATCTACGTAATTGTCAAGGTTAAAAGCCATGTCGGGTTATCTTTCTATTAGTCGGGTTTATTTAACTTGCTTGTTGTATATCTCAACGGTATCACATAGATAGAACGGTACGCCTAAAAGCCCAATGGGCATTAGGTCTGCAGCTTCGATTTTATATGAACCGTCGCCCATGTCGTGACCCAGTTCGCGGCCATGCGAACCCATTAGATAGCCCAAAATGTATACGGTTTGTTCATCTACGCGGCATTGAATAAAACGTGCGTCGTTTTTATCTTTAGCGCGTATATATAAATCGTCGCGCGTTGCGCTAGCTCTTACTTGTAGTTGGCCTACGTCGCCTTGTAGTTTCGCAAACCCTTCGGTTACTGCTCCGCCCCAATATTGTTGGGTTGCTTTTGCTACCGCTTGTTCGGCTATTGCGCCGATTATGTCTTTACCAAATTTTAATTCGTCGCGCACAAAATTTAAGGTTTCGGGGCGGTTAACCCGTTTTGCGCTAATTCGACGGTCAACGCCTGCGTAGGCGGCTGTACGTAGTTCGTCTAGCGTTAACGTCACTTTTAAACCAAATACGGTTGGGTCGTTCGTTATTGCTTCCATAGTGTCGGGTTCCTTAATGGTTTGCGTTTGGTGCAGGCTTTTAAATCTTTGTGGCTGTATAACTTTTTGGTTGGGTTAGTTTTGTGCGGTGTTTCTTTTAATGTTTGACCGCAAGCGGTACATTTCATATACCGATAATTACGGCCATGGCGGCGGTGATTACAGCGGCTGCAAATTTGTGTTCGTCGCTTGGTGTTCCGTTTAAATACTTTTCGCGCAATATTGCTAGTTCATCTAATAATATGCTGTGGTCAACGGGCTTAGGCGCTGGTACAAAGTTAGGTCTAAACACTTCGTCTACAAAATTTTTAAAAGTTTCTGCGTACTTTTCTGTATACATCTGTCGGGTACTTTCTGTTAGGCCTGGGTCGGGTATCGGGTATTCGGTCATGGGTTAGGCAACGCCCATGGGCCGTACCCTGAATTATGCCATATGGCTATAGCGCTGTTTGTGTTTACTACGGGGTCAAATAAATCGTTACAGGTTTGTAATATGCCTTGGGCTTGTAGCCAGCCTGTAGGCCAATACTTGTTAGGTCGGCACCAGTAGCCGTTTATTTGGTAGTACCCATAGCTGCCGCCGTTACTGTCTTTGGCGTTAAACGCGTTGGCTTTGCAGCCGCTTTCACGGTAAATAATGCGCGCAACGGTGCCCATTTCGGTTAAAGGCCAGCCCGCTTGCTGGGCTAGTTGTAGCGCATATTGGCAGTCTGTTAACGGCGCTGCCGTTGTAGTTGTCGACGGTGCCCTAGGTGCCAAACTGACCGTAACGGGGGGCGTTACAGGCAGGGCGCTAGGCGCGTTGTAAGCGTCGTAGGCGAACGCTACGCCCGCCATGCTTATAGTAACAGCCGTAAAGATTTTGGCTAGTAGAAAGTTCATGCAATACCCCTTTTTTCGTCGGTCTTAAAACCGTAGTAGACGCCTAGGCGCTAGGTGGTGATACTGGCCTAAGCCCTTGTAGGTACAGGGTTACAGGTTCGGGCACTTTGTCGCCTGGGTAGTAAAACCAATGCCAGGGCTCCTCGGGCATGACCTCTAATGACCAACCAAACGCTGGGCCGTGTTTGCACATAAAGGCAAACGTTTCGCCTTCCATGTTTGCGTAGTCAACGGCTAAACCTAAGTTATGGCGGCTGCCACCAGGTGCAGCCAGTGGGGCGTTGCCTGGGCGTAGGTAATACTTGCGGCCTTGCCATGTTCGGGTAGACGCGCCCTCGATAGGTTGCAAGGTGTAGCGCTGTAAAAATCCTGCGGTTTGTTGCGCTAATGACCTGTAGCAATCGCCTTGCGAAATGGGTTTAAATTGTTTTATACCTGCAGCAAACGCGGCTGCTCTAATTGCGTTGTATGCGTTAGCGGCGCGCGGGTGCAGCTTGCCGTACGGTTTAATATCTATAAGCATATTGGCGGGTAGTTCGCCTGGCGTGACGTGGCCCAACGTGGCAGGTAAAACAAGTTTTTTAATTGGCGGTATTATCACGGCCAAACGCTTTATCGCTTGGGTTAGCCCAACGCATAAGCGGCGGTAACAATGCGGCTATAGCGGCTTTACCTAAGTCTGTAGGCGACGTGTTGCCCGTCATATAAACGGCTAATACGGCGGCAATAACTGACCGCCCGTAACTTGATAAAAGCGCTTTAAAGTTTTTCATGGTTTGTCACGTGCCCGTCTATTTTTTGTTCTATGCGGCCTAATGCTTTGTATGTTTCGGCGTGTTCTTTACGGCTTGTTTTGTCGGCGCGGTTAATTATTGCGACTAGGACGGTAAATCCTCCTGCTACTAATGCAACCCATAACGCCTGCATTAGCCGACTAGTAGCGCGGCTTCGTCGGCTGTTATTCCTAGCCTGTCAAGTACGGCTTGTTTTGCTGTGGCTTTATCGGCTTGCGCTTTTGCTTGCGCTTTTAAGTCATCTTGAATAATTTTGTGTATTGCTAATTCGTCTGCGTTCATGTCACGGTCTGTCACTGTGTCACCGTCAATAATGCGTATTTGTGGTGTTGTCATGTCATGCCCTAACTAAGTGAATAGCCGTAGATGTTTACTGTGCCACCAAGATTACCTGTGGTTGCTGTAAGAGTAAATCCTGTATATGAAGTTGTGTTATTTAAAATGCCTGTAAGCATTCCTGCATCGTCTAATGGTGATTTTATTGTGGAATAATTTACCATTGTTCTAGCAGCAAGAAATGGATTGACAAAAGTACCGCTTACTCCAGTTGTGTCGGTGTTTGTAGCACCAACAAACAATGCAGAAACACTTGACCCCACATTATTATTCATAGCGCCAGTTGCAAAAACTGCCCTAATTCCTGCATAATAATAATTTGAAGTTGTAGCACCAAAAGTTAAGTTTAAGGTGGCCGCTAAAGTAGTAGTTAAATTACTAATAGTAAAAGCGTATGCGTCATAAGTAGCACTAAAAACATTGGCAAACGCTGTGCTAGTACCAGACAACGAACCGCCACCAACACGCACCAGCGCGCCAGCCGATGTTGTTACCGCGTCAGGAAACCAGATTGCCGCCGATGCGGAAGTAAAAAATAATTGACCGCCAGCCCACTGAACTAAAGCCAACGGGCCTGCACTAGTTACAGTTGCCGTACCAGCCGTAATAGTGCAAACGCCCGCGCCAATGTTCTGTATCCGCAAACTGTCGCCCGCTGCAAAAAGCGAAGTATTTACCGTAATTGTTGTCGCGGCTGCATTTGACATTGTAATACGGGTGCCTTTATCGGCGGCAACTAACGTATAACTAGCAACTTTGGCGCTTACGGTTTGGTTGTAATCGTTGGCCTGCAACGCATTCATTTGCGCGGCGGTTAGCCGCTGGGCGGCGGTAAAAGTTTGTATAGCCATGGTCTTAGCCTAGAACATTATCGGCGTCTATTGTGCCATATATCGGGTCGTCTAAAATTAACTGGTAAACTATTACAGTGTTAGCGGTATAAAACGTAACGCGGTGCCCGTTGCTTACGTTTACTTGTATTTCTATTCCTTCTACCGATAGTTCTTGGGCTACTTCACCGCCTGTAATTGTATTGGTAATGGTTATAGTGTCGCCAATATCAACTAGGGCTAATGCTTCGCGTTGGGCTATTGTAAGCATTAAATAATCGGTTTGCACAGCGTTAAACGTGGCTATTGGTTCTCCCTCTAACAGGTAAGTTGCCAAGGTTAAAGCGCTTGCGTCGTTATGTAAAAGGCTATTAGTAATACTTGTATTTTGAATTAGGTACTTAGTTTGGCTTGCCAGGTCGTCGGCTACTTGTGGGCTTGCGGCGCCTAAGTGTTGAATACTGGCCCTATTTACTATTAGGTCGGCGTTATAAATAATGCCTAAAGAGTTGTACGGTATGTTTGTTCCGTCGTCGTGAAAGTCTGCGACGCTACCCGAAAGGGTGTTACCTATGCGCGGTTGGCTAGTTATGTCGCCTGTCCTCGACATAAAAATACGGCCCTGTTCGGCTTGCTGTATTTCGTCTATGTAAGCTTTTACGTTTGTACCTTCGGCAACGGTGTAGGCAGCTGCCCCGCCTAACGTTTGCGTACCTGTTGAAATGTTGCGGGTCAACGCGGGGTAAGCAACTTCGGGCAAGTCCAGTACCGCCGATAGGCGGGCGCTCGATAATTCCTCGGCTACGTTGTATTCGGCTAATGCCGTTTGGGCTAACAAATAAAAATCGTCGGCGCAATAAACCGTTACCGTGTTTTGGCCGCCTAGTTCGTAGTTGTAATCGTACGACACTATTTGACCTACGAACAGGGTTATAAACGTGTTTAGGCTGTTGTATCTGCCGAACGATACGCGTCGTAAAGGTGCCAGGGTAAATACGCCTTGCGGGTCGACGTAGGGGCTAGACGTATACAACGGGTTTAGGGTTCCGCCTGCCAGGGTGTCGTTTAAATTAAACGACATTGTGCCAGCGCTAAATTGGTCGCCAACGTCACGACGCCCACGCTTAACGTTTACATTTGTTGAGTATTCCAGCATTGGCGCAAACTCTGTAGTTCCGTCTAAAACGTATTGGGTTCCGTCTAATACGCCGCGCGTTGCGTCGTCAAGGGTAAACGCGTCGAGCATAAAACCCGTGTCTATAAACAGTTCGTAGTTACCGCTTTCAATAACTGACGTAGCCATTAAGCAACCGCAATATTTGCGGGGCCTGCAGCCCTGTTAAATGCGCGAATATTGTTTACAATTTCCTCGCCTGTTTGGGCATTAGACATTACGCCGCTTACGTTTATGTAATAGTTTTGGCCGCCGCCAGGCCCGCTAAAGTTTGTATCGGGTTTACCAATAGGGGCTAATGCGCCGCCGCCTGTTGCGTTGTCAAATCCTGCAGAAATGCCTTTAACGTCGGCAAGTGTTAACCCCTTACCTTGTAGTTTGGCTTGGGCCACGTTGAAAGCGTCCTCGATACCTTTCAAATAACTTTTAGCGTTGGATACGCCAGCCCCATAAAACTTGTCGGCCGCAAGTTGCGCTATTAAATCGGCTGCACCCTGGGCAGATTTTACTAGTTTGTTTGTTTGTTCTATTGCTGTAGCGCCGCCGTTAATAAGTTCGTCTGCAATATAGGTGCCCGCTTCTTGGCCTGCAGCTAAAACCATTTGTAACGCGTCTTGGCTTAGGCCTGCAGTAACTAACTGTTTAACTTTGTCGGTAAACAGTACGGCCCTATCGGCAATCGTGACCAGGCCTGATACAAAACCTTTACCAGTTTCGGCGCCTTCTTTCATAGCGTCCGTAAAATTAAATGCTTCAAGTAATGACGTTGACGTATTTTTAGCGAAATCGTCGAACGCCGATTGGGCGTCGTCAAGTTTGCCCCTAGCGTCGTCTAACGCTTTACCCATACGGTCGGTTAAAGCTTTGCTAGCGTCCTCTGTTGCGGCTTGCATTTTCTTTAATTTTTCTGCCGCTTTTTCGGCCGCGCCACCAACCCCGCCGCCACCTGGCGGGTCAATTTCATTTGCTGCGGCTTCGGCGTCCTCGGCAAGTTTTTTAGCGGCAAAACTGCTGTAATCCGACGCCTTGCCCATATTCATAATTCCCGCCGAAAAACTGTCAAAACTGGCGCTTAATGCGCCTACGTCTATTAAGTCGTCAAACGCTTTACCTAAAAACCCTAAAGCTTTACTAGCTTGGCCCATAGCAAATAGGGCGGTAGCGGCTGTAACTACGGCAAATTTGTATAACGCATTAGCGGCCTTTGCGCTGGTAACGGCAACCTGTTTAAACGCGTTAACCATGCCAGGGCCAAACGAACCCATTTCATATAGGGCTTGCTGTAAACCTTTTACTAAACCTTTTTCGCCAATTACTTCGGCTACACGTTCAAACGCTGGCGATACTTCGTCGTTAAAAAATTTGACGGCTTTTAAAAATATCGGTAAAAACGCTTGCCCTAAATTGGTTTGAATATTTTCTAGGGTTGCGCCAAGTATCTTTTGCTGGGCTGCTAACCCTGTCGACGTACGGCTAAAATCGCCCTGGGCGTCGGCTGTTTGGTCAAATATAACTTTTTGTGCTGCTAATACTTTTTGTTGCGCGGTTAAAGCTTTATTTCCTGAATATATGCCTAATTCGGTTGCAGCTGCCTTTAAAGTTGTGTCGTTAAGTAGTACGCCGTATTTGCGTAACGGTTCAGCTTCGCCACGTAGCGCGGAACCCAACGCGTTAATAGCTTCGTCTACTGACGTATTGTTAAAAGACGCCAAATCGGCGGCCATTGTGACAAGGCCAATACTGAAATCGGATAAATCTTTACCTGCCAGGCCAGCCGATTTACCAAAAATGGCAAACGTGCCCGCCGCTTTTAATGCTGCCGTTTCCGAAATACCAAAAGCCCTACCTGCGGTTTGTGCAAAATTTTCTACTTCTTTAGAAATGGCACCAAATACAACAGTATTTTTGCTTATTGCTTCGTTGAAATCTGACGCTTTTTGAATAGCGGAATAACCAAACGCGGCAACGGCAGTAACAGCCGCGCCGATAGCGGCGCCTGCTATTAGTGTTGACTTGCTTAAATCGCCAAACGCTTTTTGCGCTTGGTTAATGCCTTTATCGGCAAACGTCGTAATAATCGGTACGTTAATTGCCACGGCGTACCCTTAATTTTGTGTTGGTTTGTTTCATTACTTTATCGACTATGGCTAATACTTCTTTTTCGACAGCTGGTCGGGCGGCCTCTACGCCAGGTTCGGCGGCGCGGGGTTGGTAGCTGCCTTTCATTTCTAAATTGGTTACAAAACGGCCTTTGGTTTTTACGCCTGCATGGTCCCAAATACTGCCTGCGGCGTCGCGTTGGGTAAGTGTTAATAGCTGGTAGGGCCTTGCGGCAAAATCTATGGTTTCGCCTGATTTAAACGTGACGCTTCGCGCTTTTTGACCTGACTTATTAGTTTTGATGATAAAGCCTTTATTGGCGCCGTCGCTACTCCATTTGGTACCTGAACGGCCACGGATTAAGTTACCGCGCGCCATACCTGACAATGGCGGGCTAGTTGGTATCAAACTGCGGGCCGCGTTTAATACGGGCGCCCCAGCGTTCTTAATGTCCTTGCGTATTTGTTTTGCGTAGTCGGGTTCAATGGCTTTAAGCGCTTTCATGGTTTCCTGAATACCTTTAATTTCTAAAGTATTTTCAAGCGCGGCCATTAGGTTTACTTTCGTTGTTTGTTGTTGTCTGATAATACAGCAACAACAGTAGCTAAGTCGTCTATGTCAAAAGGTACCGACGGGGGCCACCACGAAATCGCTACCAACAGTTCGGCAAGTTGGCGCCCATGGGTGCCCCTTAGGTGGGGTTTGGGGCCTCGGTGTTTAGTACGTCAATGTTGACAAGGTTTTTTACGAACGTGTCAAACTCTGCAGGTACAACAATTTTGTTTAACTTAGACGCCTCGTATGCCATAAATGCTAAATCCTCGACGCCGATACCTGCGGCCATTTCTGACGCTTTGCGTTTGTATTTGCGTTCCCACATAACAATAACGTAAAGGTTTGTTACAACTTCATAAGTTGTATCGGCTGTTTCTACTTTTAGCGTAAGTTTCATTGTTTGCCTTTTGTGTCGGGCCTTTACAGGCGTTTAATTAAACTTCGACGACGCTATAAACTCCACCTGTAAATGTCACGCTAATTTGACCTAAAGCGCCTAAAGCTGTTTCGTATGGCAAGGCTTCCAAATAGGCCCCTGTAAGCGTCATGGTGGGATTGGTTGCCGTGCCTGGGGTTGTTGCGCTAGGCGACCACGAAACCGTTGTGGAACTGCCAACCAAATTTTTTAAAGTAGCGTAAGTTTCACTAGCGCTAAATGATAGATATAGGTCAAGTGTCAACGTTGAATTTTCTAGGCCTGCGACGTAGACGCGGGAACCTGAACCAAACGCGGTACTTTCTAGCGCCTCAATAGTGCGCGTAAAAGTAAGGCCGTGGCATTGGTCTTGTAGCGAAATGCTGTTAACGGTTACGTTTGGTGATGATAAATAAGTGCTAGTAGCCATGGGCTTTACTCCTCGTTTGTGTCTGTCTTAGTTTTAGCACCTTTAGGCGCCTTAACGGTGGATTGTTCTATGAAACCGCCTGCTACTAGCGCGTCAACGTTTACGCCGTCAACCGGTACGTATTCGTCGCCAGGTGTACCGATACGTGGGCTAAGTATTGTGTATTTCATATGCACCTATCTTAGGCGGTTGCCTGGGTTTGTAGGGTTATGGTCAAATCGTAGGCGGGTAGTTCGCTGCCGCCGATTAGCGCAATAGTTGGGCGCCCGTCGGTTACACCAATTTTCTTGGTAATGACCTTGCTAGCCAAGTTAAGTAGTGACCGTTGCGCGTCAAGGTTGCCAGGCCCTAACGTGATTATGCGTATTGGAAACGTCATTTCTACGACGTTATTTGAATACACGGTAAACGTAGGGGCGTCTATAAATGCGCACGGGGCAACCAAATTACGGGGGTCGATTACCACCTGCAGCCCTGTAATGGTGTTTAGCGACGCTGCCAAGTCGTCTAGCGCCTCGTTAAACAGGTCCGTAAACGCAACAGGCATTTAGGCAACCTGCGGGCGTGGAATACCTAGCAACTGTTTAATCATTGGCGACAGGCCAACGCTGTTACCTGCGGGCAGGCCGTCAAAACTAGCAAAATCTGTTACCGCGCCACGTTGTCGATACAGAAACCCGCCGTAGGCGATAGTGCCTAAGGTAACGCTGTTACTAGGGCTAGTTGCTTTTTGGTCTATGTAGCCGCTTTCTAAACGTCTTGTAAAACAGAAATCGTTACTAGCTGCCGCGCATTGTGTTAAGAAAGTTGTATCTAATGCCGACGCGGTGCCGATACCTAACCAGTCCTCGACCTGTCCGGCTGTAATCCACGTGCAAGGCACGGTACCTAGCGTTACGGTTCCCGTTGCTGTTGTTCGTGTTACGTTGCTTGCTGTTTTTGCGTACAGAATTTGAAAAGGTACAGGTATTTGGTAATTAAAAAGTAAATCGCCGTCGTCGTCTACGCCAACAAACAAATATTCGGGTACGTCATAAACCGTGTACGTGCCGTTAAAAGTTGCGTCAACGCCTGCAACGACAATAGACGCGCCTACATACACTTCATTAGGTGTAAGCGTTTCTAATACCGCGTAGTTGTCTATTAGCGTCTTGTGCGCTACCTGGTAAATCTGCGTCATGGCGGTTAGGCCGCCTTTCGGTTAAACCAGTTTACAAAATTTGGTTGCGTCGGCCATAAATGACGCTGCGTAACCACGGTAGGCAATAGTGCGGCCCAAGGTGCTTGGTACGTCAACCGAAATTGCGCCCTTTTGCTGTTCGTAGAATTCAAACCCTGCGGCGTTGCCTGCAGCGTGACCTACGAAAGCTTCGTCGGCGCCTAGGTTTTTGTCAACTACCAAGGTAAGGCCTAGCGGGGTGCCGTTCCATGATGTAGCTGCCTGGGTGCCCAATGCGTTCATGGCTACCATGTTTGGCGCACCAACGAACGGAAACGACGGGTTGCCGTTTGTGTCGGTCAATTTACCCAAGCGGTACCACGTTGTAGGGTCGACTACCAAGTGAGTTGGTAGGTAGTTGCTACCGCTAGAAATTTGATAGGCAGCGCCGTAGATTGCGGCCAACCAATCGCCAGGTACCGTTTTATCGGTAACGTTTTCCGATTGTGAAATTGCTGCGTAACAAGTTGTTACCGCGTGGGTGTCTGTCGCCTGACCATAGGCGATAGCTAACTGGTTCAAAACGATATTTACAGAATTTGGGTCTGTCCAGTCCATATCCTGTTCGGACATTGTAACGAACGTTCCAAAAGTAAGTTTAGAAATGTCCGTGTTTGAAACGGTAACAGTAGACGGGTCAAGTTGGTTTAGTTGACCTGTTGGCTGTTCGGTAACTACTGGCCGTACCGTAATTTTTGGGCGGCGAAATGTTGCGCCCGCGCCTGGCATAGCGCGCGTACCGATTGCAGTAACAAAAGGCCTAATCGGGTTAAGTCCGTCGTAAACGCTGCCTGTAATAATTTCGGGCAAAATACCTGGGGTGTCGGCGGTTGTAATGTCCGGTGCTGACGCTTGGATTTTTGCTTTCATTTCTGCAAGTACGTTGCCGCCTTGCACAGTTGCCGAAATAAACTCGGCGGCGCTTGGCATTTTAAAGCTTCGCGGTTGCGCGTAAATAACTGGCGCGACGCTTGCGGCTTCGATTACTTGTGGTGTTTCTGTTGGCTGTGACATGGTTTCTAACTCCTCGTTAGGTGTTTCGGTTTCTATGTTATCTATTTCTGTCGGTTCTTGTGGGATACCCTGCGACGCCGATACGCGGTCAACTGACGCGCCCGCAAAAGCGCCAAACGGCACCAAACTTAGTTCTTGCCATGAAGCCTCGGTAATAATCATTGTTCCGGCTTCGTCATAACTAAAACGGGTTGGGTTAACGCCAACCGATACGGCGTCTAGTACGCCGTCGGCAGCCAATACTAGGGCTTCGTTACCTAACGTTGTTTCGGATATGCGGGCTTCGTACATCATGCCGCCAGGCGTATCTACCATGGCGGTTACAAGTCCTACGGCCTGGGTACTGTCATGCCCTAAATAAAGTTTTGGCATTTTGCCGCCGCTGTTTAAGCTGCCAGGCATAAACATTACTTTTGTACCGTCGTTTACTGTTGCCTCGACGTTGTACGGCAGCGCTAAACCTGCAAGGGTTCGGCGTGGCATACCGTTAGGGCCAGCTGCGTCTATCTGTAAATCTTGTTGAGTTAATCTAAGCATTTGGCATTACTCCTACTTCGTCTACTTCTGCGGGTGTGTCATATTCGGATAGGTAACTTTCGGATAGGTAATCTTCTATATCAAATTTGCAATAGGTACCGCGCGGCAATACGTTACCCATTGACAACGTTTCGGCTATGCAGTCCATAAACAATTTGGCGCCGAACATATACGCGTCTTGTCTTGCCTGGGTGCTGTTTTGGTAACTGTACGAACCAGTCGCTACGCCCAATAAATATGGGGGGCAATTTGCCAAACGTGATATTTCAAGCGC